CAGAATCGCCCCCAAGTATACATTCTACGGATACGACATGAATGACATGAAACAAGAGGCATTTATCATCTGCATGGAAGCACTTCCTCGTTACGATGAAAAAAGACCACTAGAAAACTTCTTATCCGTCCACTTATCTAATCGCCTCAAGAACTTTGTACGAGATAACCACTTCACTAGTAATGAAGAACAAAAAGCTAAGGTTATGAAACCCGGACAACTCGCTAATGAAGAATATATACTAGATGACGACAAAGAGGAATACGTAGAGTCCGTAGACTATAAAGAGATAACAAGGGTATTAGACATTAAATTACCCGCTGAGTACAGATCAGATTATCTTAAAATAGTCAATGATGTATATGTACCTAAAAAACGTAAAGAAGAAGTCCTATTTATTATAGAACATATATTAGAGGAACACGGACATGAAGAAGGGTAGACTATCTAACGCTGAGGCCCGCTATATTACACAGAACGCTGATTCAATGCCAGTAGAAGACATTGCAGCAAATCTGGATCGTCATCCTAACAGCATACAAACTTTTATTAAAAAGAAATTAAAGAAGGGGCTTTCGTTCTTAGAGCAGGCCGCCTACGAGGTAGTAGACCGTCCATACTGGATCGAGTTGGAGCAGCAGTTCACAGCAGATGAGTTGACCCTCTTTAAGTATCACTGGGGTAGAATCATTAGTCAGTTTAAGGATGATGTGTTTCCAACAGAAGAGTTGCAGGTTGTCGATGTGATTAAACTCGAATTGTTAATGAACAGGTGCCTGAAGTCAAATAAAGAAAACATAGATCAGATTACGGCGTTTGAGGGGCTGGTAGCCACGGAGAAGGCCACAGATCCCGATCAGCAGGATAGAGACTACATTATAAACCTAGAGCGTCAAATCGCCTCTCTGCGCGCCGCACAGGAATCACTCAATAGAGACTACCGCGACTTGCAAACAAAGAAGTCGGCTATGCTCAAGGAAATGAAGGGTACGAGAGAGCAGAGAATCAAGCGTCTAGAGGATTCAAAGCAGACTTTTACTGGATGGGTTGCACATTTGATGCAAAACCCGCATCTTACCGAACAATACGGTAATGAAATGGAAAAAATGCGATTGGCTATGGAACAAGAGAAGAATAGGCTTCGTGCCTTTCATAAATACGAGGACGGGTTGGTAGACCAGCCCTTTTTGACACCTGATACCGTTGAGGATTGATATGAAGACTTTAAGTCCAACAAAAGCTAGAATAAAAAAGATAAAGGCCGTGATTGAGAGGTTCTATGGGCATGGAGGGGCAGACGACTGCGTTAGAATACTGAAACAAATTGGATACGACGTTTCGCAACAAACAGTTATGACATATGCCGCGAAGATGGGCATCCGTAGGCTACGTAAGAACGAAAGGCTTATTGGTGAGAGGTGTCTTATAGGAAAGACCCCTGCAGAGGTTGTTGCCGTAGTAGACAAAGCAACAATAGAGATAAAGCTGTTTCCTGAGAACCACGACCCTTTACTCGCCACAATAGACGCTAACAACTGGGGTAAGCTGGGCAGGGTTCACTCTAAACGCATTGACTGGCTGCATAACGGAGACTTTCTTTGCTTCAGATGTAACAAAGTGAGAGATGAGTCACGAAGGAGACAAAGCAATACTACTTGTTCAGTTTGTAAGTCTTGCTACAATAAGCAGCGAAATGATTATAGAAAAAACAATGAGCACGCCTTTAAGCGCGCCACTGCGCAAACTTATTTGAATAGTGTAATTAAGGGCAAGCTGTTGGCAAAGCGCGGCAGTGTGGCATACAAGCTGCTTGGGGCGACAAGAGAAGAACTAAGAAGTCACATAGAGAATCAATTTGAAGATGGTTGGAACTGGGAGAACAAGGGCGATGTATGGGAAATAGATCATATACGTCCATATTCTTCTTTTGATTTGACAGATGACAAGCAGTACAGAGAGTGCTGCAACTATAAGAACATACGACCACTTTCGGTCAAAGAGAATAGGACTAGAGTAAAAAGGACTAAGAAACTATGAAAGCAATTGTTTTTGGCGTAACAGGGCAGGATGGAAGCCATCTGGCGGAACTACTTCTGATGAAACGATATGATGTGATTGGAGTAGCTAGAAGAAGCAGTGTAGACACGACGGAGAGAATACGGCATCTTGTTGGAAAACCCGGATTCGATCTGGTACACGGAGACATTACAGATGTAAGTAGTGTCTTGGGTATCATTCGAGATAACGATGATGTAGATGAAGTCTATAATCTAGCAGCACAATCGCATGTAGGAGTCTCTTTTAAGCAACCCGGTCTCACATGGGATATTACGGGCAAAGGCTGTTTCAATATCTTACAGTCCATAGTGGATCTTGATATCAAGTGTAAATTCTACCAAGCGTCATCAAGCGAAATGTTTGGCGACTCATATAGTGTCAGTAGAGACGGTAAGAAATACCAGAACGAGGAAACCAAATTCTTGCCACAGTCTCCATATGCTATAGCTAAATGCGCTGCTCACTACGCCGTAAGATTGTTCCGAGAAGCCTACGGCTTACATGCAAGTGCCGGAATATTATTTAATCATGAAGGGCCACGCCGTGGTGAAAATTTCGTGACTCGGAAAATCACTAAGTGGATTGGGGGGTTTTCAAAATGGTGTCGAAATCTCCATTTAGATTTGGCTACATATGTTCCATCGCCGGATCATTCATCTATTTCTTTCACGGAAGATGATATAGTTCTTAACAAAATGATGGCGGATGCTATAGTGACGCCGAAATACCCTAAGTTAAGACTGGGGAATTTGGAAGCTTTTAGAGATTGGGGCTACGCCGGAGATTACGTAGAAGCCATGTGGATGATGCTACAGCAAGAGAGACCAGATGACTATGTTATTTGCACAGGTGAAACACATACAATTAGAGAATTTTTAGACCAAGCTTTTGCAGGTATTGGGATTTCCGACTGGGAAAAATATGTCGTGATAGATCCTAAGTTTTACAGACCTGCAGAAGTGGACTATTTACGTGGCGATTCATCAAAGGCAAATAGAAAATTAGGCTGGGAGCCAAAACACTCCTTTAAAGATTTAGTAACGCTGATGATGGAACACGACCTATATGAAGATATTTAAAGTAGAGATGGATCTTAGCTTGGTTATCGCTAGATTGAAGAAGTATAGGATATACGAATATAATTCGGCACACCCTATAATCTTTGTCGAAGCGAATGACCCAGACGAAGCTTGTTTTAAAGCAAGTCACGGTTTATTTAAAATGATATTAGACCAAGACAGCAGCAGCAAAGCTAGGCTTCTATGTAAAGAAATAAAGAACGAGATTTTGATAACAAAGGTTTCTTGCAAATGAGAAGGAACTACGACGATCCAGTTTATAAAGACTGGCGTAAAAAAGTTTATAGCCGGGATAAGTTTAAATGCCAGATGCCAGATTGTGGCTCTAAGTATAGACTACAAGCCCACCATATAAAAAAATGGTCTAGTGCGGCCATATTGAGATACGATGTTGACAACGGCATTACTTTATGCCGGAAGTGCCATGAAGAGATCACTGGTCACGAGCACCTGTACGAATCGTTATTTCATCAAATAGTGCATAAAAATGACTAATTATAAGAACGCTCCAAAATTTACAGTTATCAAAGATACTAGAGAACAAGAAGGCTATTTCTTCAAAGAGTATGACAAGTGTGCTGGTATGGTAGAAAGAAAGCTAGACACTGGAGACTACTCTATTGAGGGAATGGAAGAGAAGATATGTATTGAGAGAAAAGGCTGCGTGGAGGAGCTAGCTCAAAATCTAGGGAAAAAGAAACATGCGTTTATGAATGAAATAGAGCGTATGAAATCTTTTCCACATAAGTTTATGGTGCTAGAGTTTAGCCTTGAAGACTTAGTTGACTTTCCAGAAAATAGCAGAATACCAGAATCGCAAAAAAAGACTTTGAGAATAACTGGTAAATATATGTTAAAATGTTTAATGGAGTTTCAGCTGAAAGATAATATACATGTGGTATTTTGCGGAAACAAATACAACGCTTTCTTAACTGTCAGCAGTATTTTTAAACGTGTTAATGAGATGTACGCTAATGACTGAAAATATTGAATCAATACATGGTCAAAATATAGACCTTAAGCAGCGAGAGATATATCTACACGGTCATTATGGCCCGTTTGAAGATGATCCCGGCGTAGAGTACCGCATGGCTACTACGTTTATCAAAAACCTTAGACATTTGGACTCTATTAAAAATGAACCAATACTTATTCATATGCACAGCCTTGGTGGAAACTGGGGTGATGGAATGGCTATATACGATGCTATTAAACTCGCCAGATCCCACGTAACTATCGTAGTGTACGGTCAGGCAGAGTCAATGAGCAGTATAATCCTGCAAGCTGCAGACACAAGAATAATGATGCCAAACTCTTACTTCATGTCTCACTATGGAAGTAGCTCAAATTACGGCAATTATCTAGACACCCAGAGCTGGTCAAAGTTCGAGACCACTATACTAGATTCGATGTTAGATATATATGTTACGAACTGTATAAAGGGTAAGTTCTTCAAAGAAAGATACGAGGAGCCCACAGAGGCCAAGGTTAAGACGTTCATAAAGAAAAAGCTAAAGGATGGGGATTGGTATCTCAGCAGCAACGAGGCTGTATATTACGGTTTCGCAGACGGGGTTCTGTCAACAAGGAAGTATAGAGGGTTAGCGAGTTTAAAATGACAAAAGAGTTAAAAACTATAGACGACGCTTGGTTGGGTTTGGATATTGATGACAAAGATATTTTCAATCCCACGTCAATATTAAAAGTCTCAGATGAAGACTACCACCTAAGACTATCTTACCTGATGATGAGGCCGGAGTATTTTTCATTCCTTTGCAAGCATATACTAAATGTTCAGATCTTACCATCGCAAGCATTGATGCTTCATGAAATGTGGAGTAGGAAATTTCCGATGTTAATTGCTAGTCGTGGTTTCGGCAAATCATTTATGCTGTCTCTATATGCCTTGCTTAGAGCTCTCTTACTCCCAAATAGAAAAGTTGTGGTAGTAGGTGCTGCTTTTAGGCAGTCTAAGGTCTTGTTTGAGTACATGGAAACCATATGGAGAAATGCTCCAATCTTAAGAGATATATGTAGTGACACTAGTGGGCCGAGAAGAGATGTCGATAGATGTGTTATGCGCATAAACGATAGCACAGTAACATGCCTACCTCTTGGTGACGGACAAAAGATTCGTGGTCAACGTGCTAACGATATTATATCTGACGAATTTGCATCCATACCTAGAGATATCTTTGAGAATGTTGTCGCAGGTTTTGCCGCTGTTAGTGCAGACCCTATTGACAACGTTAAAAGACTTGCTGCGGAGAAAAGAGCTAAAGAGCTTGGCGTTCAAGTAGAAAAGAAAAAAGAAGAAACCATAGAGAATAAAGACAACCAAATTATTCTTTCAGGTACGGCTTATTACGATTTCAACCACTTTGCAACTTACTGGAAGAAGTGGAAGACTATCATAAAGAGCAAAGGAATTGAGTCGAGGCTCAGAGAAGTTTTTGGTGGAGATGATGTGCCTAAAGACTTTGACTGGACTCAGTACTCTATTATCCGCATCCCTTACGAGCTTTTGCCAGAGGGCTTTATGGACGCTGCTCAGGTGGCTAGATCTAAAGCTACAGTCCATGCCGGTATTTATCAAATGGAGTTTGGTGCGTGCTTCACAAGGGACAGTCAGGGCTTTTTCAAGAGGTCGCTAATAGAGTCTTGCGTCGTTTCTAACGACAATGTATTGAAAAACTCTAAGGGAGACGAAATACATTTTGAAGCTAGCCTTATTGGAGATCCTAATAAAAGATATATCTTTGGAGTTGACCCTGCGTCTGAAGTTGATAATTTTAGTATAGTTGTCATAGAGGTAAATCCAGACCATAGAAGAATTGTTCATTGCTGGACTACTACAAGGTCTGAGCATAAAGAAAAGGTCAAAAGAGGATATTCTACTGAGACAGACTTCTACTCCTATTGCGCTAGGAAGATCAGAGACCTCATGAGGCTGTTTCCATGCATCCACATAGCTATGGACGCTCAAGGTGGCGGTATAGCCGTTATGGAGTCCTTACACGACAGGGATAAGATACAAGAGGACGAACTAGCTATATGGCCAACGATAGATGACGACAAGCCAAAGGACACAGATGATGAGCGTGGACTGCATATATTAGAAATGTGTCAGTTCGCAAAGTATGACTGGCTTGCTGAGGCTAATCATGGACTTAGAAAGGATTTTGAGGACAAGGTTTTATTGTTCCCATTCTTTGACTCTATAAGCCTTGGATTGTCCAATGCTGATGATGGATTGAAGGGTAGGCACTTTGATACTTTAGAAGAGTGTGTTATGGATATAGAAGAGCTCAAGGATGAGTTGTCAATGATTCAGATTACTCAAACCGCTACAGGTAGGGATAGATGGGATACTCCAGAAGTCGTTGTAGGTACGGGAAAGAAGAGCAAGATGAGGAAAGACCGTTATTCAGCATTAATCATGGCTAACATGGCTGGTAGAGTTCTACAGAGAGCTCCAACCCCTCAAGCCTACAGCTTCTATGGCGGCTTTGCCACCGCTGGTGAAGACTATAAGGCCAAGAAAAGAGAAGACTTTTACAGTGGGCCAAATTGGTTTACTGAAAACATGGGTGACATTTATTAGTCATCCGTGTATAATTTCTATAATCCATTCCAATTACATTCCAATTAACTGATAGGCGATGATATGACAGACAATAATATGGTAACTTGGCACGACGACGCAAGCAAATCTATCGCCATGGATGCATTTTCTGACAATGTTAATTCTTATGATGGCGTGACAAAAAGCGTTGGCTATCGAGCATACAGGAATTTTAAAGACATAGAGTCTAATCGTTCTGTACGTCCCGGATTTACATCAATGGATTACCATGCCTTTAGGCCTGATGAGCAGGTTCCTAGAGAGCAGAAGCGCATGATTAAGATGTGCATGGATGCGTATTCTAAAGTGGGGATTATCAGAAATATTATTGATTTAATGGGCGACTTTGGTAGCCAAGGCATTAGCTTGGTACATCAGAATAAGAGTGCAGAAAAGTTCTTTAAGCAATGGTTTAGAAAATGTAATGGTAAAGAGAGATCTGAGAGATTCTTGAACACCCTATATAGATGTGGAAACGTAGTAGTATACAGAAGTAATGCAAATGTTACGCCAGAACTTTCTAAGTATATGAAGTCAGTCGCAAATGACATCAAGGTAGAAATTCCAAATATGACTAGAAACGTCATACCTTGGAGGTATAATTTCTTCAACCCTCTGAATGTAGGCATGAAAGATGGAGAGCTGAATTTGTTTATGGGCAAAAAGTCATTCAACCTTTCCACTAACATTTTTAACGACAAGTTTAAGAACGGAGATATTCCTCCAAATATCTTGGAAACCTTGCCTACAAAAGTGAAACGAGCCATCCAAAGAGGAGAGAAAAAAATCCCACTGGACGAAGACCGACTTCAGGTGTTTCATTATAAAAAAGACGATTGGCAAATGTGGGCGAATCCCATGATCTACGCAATCCTCGATGATATTATAATGCTGGAAAAAATGCGACTTGCCGACCTATCTGCACTAGATGGGGCGATATCAAATATCAGACTATGGACTCTTGGTAATCTAGACCATAAGATCCTTCCAAATAGGGCTGCTATTAATAAGCTGAGAGATATTCTGGCTAGTAATGTTGGCGGCGGAACTATGGAGCTTGTCTGGGGGCCAGAGCTAAGCTACACAGAGTCAAACAGTCAAGTCTATAAATTCTTAGGATCTGAAAAATACCAATCTGTACTAAATAGTATTTACGCAGGTCTCGGTGTTCCTCCTACCCTTACTGGTATGGCTGGGAATGGAGGCGGCTTTACCAACAACTTTATAAGTCTTAAAACCTTGGTAGAGAGACTTCAGTATGGTAGGAGTTTGTTGACTAAGTTCTGGCAACATGAAATAGAGCTTGTCAGAAAAGCTATGGGCTTTAGATATGCAGCAGAAATTCATTACGACCAGATGAGCCTAGCAGATGACGCTGCCGAGAAGAATCTTCTTTTACAGCTCGCAGATAGAGACATCATCAGTCATGAAACGGTATTGGAAAGATTCCACGAAGTACCGTCTGTTGAAAAGATCAGACTCAGAAGGGAATATAAAGAAAGAGAGACTGACAAAGCACCTGATAAGGCTAGTCCATTCCATAATGCTAATCATAAGAAAGAGATGGAAAAAATAGAAAAGCAAGCAGACCTTAATGAAAAGAAGGAGGAGCAATCGCCACAAGCTCCCAATAAGAAAGAGGCGCCAAAGGATAATGGTAGACCTCCTTTCAAGTTGGACGAAGGGCCAAGAAAGCAGCGTGTTGAGACGCCAAAATCTGCTCCGGGATTGGCAGAGACTATAATCTGGGCACAGTCCACATTCGATACTGTGTCAGAGGTAATTACAGATGCCTACTTAAAGATGAACAATAAGAAAAATCTTAGGCAGGTAACAAAAGCAGAAGTCGCTTCTATGGAAAAAATCAAGCTAGATGTTCTCACTAATCTAGAGCCTTTGCAGCAGGTAAGTGTGGAGATAATTCACGACAAACTATCTGCTGGAGCTCTATCTCCAAAAGGGTTTTGCCAGTGCTTGGCTGCTAAAAATATTGATACCTCATCAATGAACATAGATGTCTACAGACGAAGCGCCATCGGATGCTACGTTGAATATGTTTGTAAATAGGGCTCATTGGCACTAATTAAAAATTTTTGTGTATATTTATTTTAGAGGTAAGACATATGAAAATATATCAACAAGAAATCAATGACGGCTTAGGGGAGGTTATCAAAACCAACGCCTCTATAGCCTACTGCTCTGAAGCTAGCATAGTGCACTTACAACCGGAGGCTGATGTAAGCCCAAAGGTTGAAGCGCAGCTTGAAAAGCTTTTAGCAAAAAGTAACCCAGATCAGATAGATCTATACTATCTTGAGTCAGTGCTGGTTTCAACTGGATGGAATAAAAACGATGACGTTTTCCAATCAGAACC